TTTTTGTGTGGGTGGCGCCCCCCCCCCCCCCCCGCGGGGGGGGGGGGGGGGTGAAAGGAGTGAAAACATGAATGTCAATCGCAAGGTTGGCACTGGCTTTGAAAGAGACTTATGCCTGAGTCTGTCGGGTTGTGGCTTTTGGGCGCACAATCTCGCTCAGAACAGTCAAGGTCAGCCGTTCGATGTGATTGCGGCTCGAAACGGTGTCAGCTATCCCATTGACTGTAAGGATTGTTCCAAGAACATTTTCAAGATGGAGCGTATCGAAGAAAACCAGTTTTCCGCTATGACGCTCTGGAAGGAAACCGGGAACGGAGAGGGCTGGTTTGCAATTAGGTTGATAACCGGTGAAGTTCGATTTATCTCCTTCTCTACGCTTTTAGAATTATCCGTTTTGCGAACTGTGCTGTCTGCCAACGATATTAGGCGATACGGTATCACACTCGGAGAGTGGGTGTCCCAATGCAAGTAACTGTTGGCAATCAGCTTCAAATTGAAAATCCGTCTGAGCAGTTGCTTACATGGTGCAAGAAGCAGCTTATTCTTCCCAATCCTGAGTACGCCAAGAAAGTCCGTATGCACTTTTGGGTCGGCAACACACCTGAGAAATTGTACCTGTTCCAATGGGACGGCGACACACTGGTTCTCCCCTATGGTTGTCTGAATGATGTGCTGGCGATGGATGATTGCCACATGAAGGTCAATCTTCCTACACCGACTGAGGTGGACTTCGGTTGTACCATTCCTCTCTATGATTACCAAGTGGAAGCCAAGGAAGCCCTGATAACGGCCTACTACGGTATTCTTCAAGCCCCTGCTGGGTGCGGTAAGACACAGATTGGGATTGCTGTTGCGGCAGATACAGGCCGAAGAACACTCTGGCTGACCCATACACGGGATTTGCTCGTACAGAGCAAAAGCCGAGCGGAGCAGTACATGAGTCCTTCTCTGACTGGCACGATCACCGAAGGTAGGGTTCAAATCGGTAAAGCAATCACCTTCGCAACGGTACAGACCATGTGCAACCTCGATCTGAGCCAGTACCGTGATGTTTGGGATTGTATCATTGTGGACGAGTGTCACCGTGTAGCCGGAACCCCGACCGCTATGACGCAGTTCTCAAAGGTGCTGAACGCTCTGGCGGCTCGACACAAGTACGGCCTATCCGCTACGGTTCATCGGGCAGACGGTATGATTGCCGCCACCTACGCTCTGTTGGGTGGGATTGCCTATCAGGTGCCGGAGGAAGCGGTGAAAGACAAGATCATGACCGTCAGCGTTCTACCCCGTGCCACACATCAAGGACTCAGCCGTGAGTTTTTGGACACGGACGGTACGATCATCTATGCCAAGTTGGTCAATTTCCTCGCTGACCGTTATCCCCGAAATAACTTGATTGTCGCTGACCTCGTAGCAAACCGAGATCACTACAATCTCATTCTCTCCGACCGGCTGACACATTTGGAAACCCTGATGAACAGGCTTCCGCTCGACCTGAGAAAACAGGCGGTCATGATTGATGGGAAGATGACCACGAAGAAAGCCAAGGCTCTCCGAGAACAGGCTATTGAGGAAATGCGGCAGGGACGCAAGCGGTATCTGTTCGCTACCTACTCTTTGGCAAAGGAGGGACTGGACATTCCCCGTCTCGACCGGCTGTATCTGACTACACCGCAGAAAGACTACGCTGTGATAACTCAGAGCATTGGTCGTATCGCTCGTACCTTCGAGGGCAAGGGAGAACCCATCGCCTATGACTATGTGGACGATGGTATCCAGTACCTCGTGCGAAGCTACAAAAAGCGGTGTACCACCTACCGGAAAGCGGGGTGCAAGTTCATTGACGGAGAGAACTGATATAAAGGTTCTCGTTGCCTGCGAGGAAAGTCAAGCTGTCTGTATTGCGTTTCGGCGTTTGGGGTATGAAGCCTACTCCTGTGACATTCAAGAGTGTTCAGGTGGACACCCGGAATGGCACATTAAAGTGGACGCTCTACTGTTACTCGGACGGTATCTGGTTTTCAAAACCGAAGACGGAAAAGCTCATTATGTTGAGCGGTGGGATTTGATAATTGCTCACCCGCCTTGCACTTTCATGAGTAATGCGGGAGCGTGTCGAATGTATCCCCGTAAGGGTCAAATTGATAAAGCTCGATTCCAAAAGGCGATGGAAGCCAAAGCGTTTTTCCTTCAATTTCTAAATGCTGACTGTGATCGAGTGGCTATTGAGAACCCCCGCCCTCTCAAAATCGTTGAATTGCCAAAAGAAGATCAGCGAATACAGCCATATCAATTTGGCGACTCGTGGAGTAAACTCACCTATCTTTGGCTGAAAAATCTTCCGCCGTTGGTTTACACCAATGTTCTTACAGAATGGAAGCCCTTTGTTCCTGCCGGAACAGGCCGTAAGGCGGGGGGGGGACAGCTACGGGGCGAGGATACCTCACAATTCCAAAGCCCGTTCAAAAACATTCCCCGGTATTGCGAACGCTATGGCGCAACAATGGGGTGCAGTATTAGGAGGTGATACCGCTGAACCTTGAACCATTCATCTTCGACTGCGAGATGTTTGCCTACGATTGGCTTTTCGTTTTCAAGAACAAGGTTACGAAGGAATACACCGTCATCTGGAATGACAATGAAGCGGTCGAGCAGTTCATGACTCAAGAACCCCTGTTGGCGGGGTTCAATAACAAGCACTATGACCAATTCATTCTGAAAGCGGTTCTCTCAGGTTTTACGCCGGAGGAAATCAAGGCAGTCAACGATTTTATCATCGTTGGTGGTCACGAGGGCTGGGAGTACGCCCCTCTCCGTGACTGCGGGATTTTCTTCGACCAATACGATCTGATGGACGATTGCCAGATGGGTTTGTCCCTGAAAGCAATCGAAGCGCACCTCGGAATGGACATTCGTGAAACCACTGTTCCGTTCAACATCGACCGCCCTCTGACTGAGGACGAGAAGCGAGAGGTCGAGTTCTACTGCCGCCATGATGTTGACGCAACCGATAGGCTGGACGATCTTCGTCAAGGCTACCTGTCCAGTAAGCTCACGCTGGGTCGTGAAAAGGGGCTGTATCCTGCAAAAGCCCTCTACATGACTAACGCCAAGCTGACCGCTGCTTACCTTGACGCAGAGCAGAAACCGCACTATGACGAGCGGGAATACCAGTATCCGCCGAAGCTGCTTCGCCAGTACATTCCGCAGGAAGTGTTCGACTTCTTCGAACGGTTGAAGGATAAGAGTATTCCTGACGAAGTAGTGTTCAAGGAAAAGCTCGATCTGATGGTAGGCGGTTGTCCTTGCACCATCGCCTACGGCGGTATTCACGGGGCTATCCCGTGTTACCGAGAGGAAGCCACGGAAACCCGCTCTATTCGCAACAAAGATGTTGCAAGCTACTACCCGCACCAGATGACCTTGAACGGTTATTGTAGCCGAAATATTCCCTCCCCCGATGTGTATGCCGCCACCATTGAGCGGCGTGTTAAAGCAAAGAGGGCTGGCGATAAGGCTACGGCAAACGCCTTGAAGCTGGTGCTGAACACCACCTACGGAGCCATGCTGAACCGCTACAACGACCTGTATGACCCACTCATGGGGCGCTCGGTCTGCATCTCAGGCCAGTTGCAGTTGCTCGAAATGGCGGAACATCTTGTTCAGGACTGCCCCACCTTGAAGATCATTCAGCTCAACACCGATGGTATCATGGTCAGCCTTGATGACTGCGATGTGCCGATGTATCAAGAGATCACGCAGGAGTGGCAGGACAGAACCGGCTTTGAGTTGGAGGAAGACCTTATCAAGATGATCTGTCAGAAAGATGTGAACAATTATGTCGAGGTTCCCTTCGAGGGCGACCCCAAAATCAAGGGTGGCGTTCTCGTTCGTGGGATTGCCCCGGCAGGAGCGTTCAACATCAACAACAACGCTTGTGTGGTCGCCAAGGCGGTCAAGGATTATCTGACCTACGGTATCCCGGTCGAAGATACCATCATGAGCTGCGACCGCCTGCTGGACTTCCAGTTGGTCGCCAAGGCCGGGAGCAAGTATGGTGACGCTCTCCATGAGGTAGACGGTCAGATGGAGGTCGTGCAGAAGGTCAACCGGGTCTATGCCACGGAAGATCATCGGTGCGGAACCCTCTATAAAATCCACCTCGGTACTGGCAATCCCGTCAAGATTGCTGGACTCCCTGCAAAATGTGTCGTAGACAACGACAATCACCTGACGATTGATGTGGTTGACCGTGACTGGTATATCCGGCTGGCACGGCGGTATGTCCGAGATTTCCTCGGAGAGAAGCCTCCCAAGCGAAATACTCGCAGAGTCAATTCCATCAAGAAAAAATTATTAGAAATGTTGGAGGTATAAATATGGCTACTACCAAGAAAGCCGCTGAGACTGCGGCGGTGGATTATTCTACCATGAATGTGTTCCAGAAGTTACAGCTTGCCCGTGTGCGCTTCCTCGAAGCTGGCGTGGACAAGAGCGGCAAGCACATGAAGCTCGAATATAAGTATTTCGAGCTGGCGGACATTGTTCCCAAGGCCGAGCAGATTTTCCTTGAAATCGGTCTGATGATGATTCCGTCCATGTACGGCGACAAGGCGACCGCTCGTGTCTACAATGTCAATGACCGTGAGGACTTCATTGACTTTGTTGCGCCGTACACTCCCATCGCTCCCATCGTGTCCAACGCTGGCAATCAGGTCACAAACGAAATGCAGGCGACCGGCAGCTCCATCACCTACATTCGCCGCTACCTGTGGCAGCTCGTTTTGGACATTGTGGAGCATGACAGTATCGACAGCGGCGAGTTTGATACGACCCCCGCACCCGCTCCCACTGTCACTAAGAAGCCCCCTGTGACCACTGAACAGCGTCAGGAAATTAAGAAGGAACTGACTGGCGCTCCTGCTGGTGCGGCTACCGAGGAACAGGTCGGTACGCTGAAAGGTCTGCTGAAAAAGCTCATGGATGTTGACGCAGAGCAGGAACAGTTCGTGCAAACCATCGCCATGAAGACCGAGGGTTTTTCCAAGATCGAAGCCGACAAGTGTGACGCTCTGATCGAGGGCGTGAACAATATGCTGGCTGGCTACGAAATGAAAACGGCAAAGGAGGGCTAAAGCATGATCGAAATTGATTGCCGCAAGTGCGTCAATGCAGACTTGGAAGCGGATTGCTGTAAGCTATACGGTAACAATCCTGATACTGCCGTTCGGGAATGTGCCGCTGATGAATTTGTGAATTATAAGGAGGTAAACAAAAATGGAATGGCTTGACGGCAACAAAATCCAGATTATCCCTCCCAAGCGTCCGAAGAAGCTGACTGGTACTCGCTTCGCCACTATCCTCGGTCTGAACCCGTGGTCTACACCGTTCGAGATTTGGTGCGAAGTGACCCGCACCTATCAGAAGCCGTTCGAGGACACGATCTACACCATCGCCGGTAAGACCATCGAGCCTAAGCAGGCTGAGTACATGAAGCAGACCTACTTCATGAGCAATCTGGTCACGCCGACCGACATTTGGGGCAAAGACTACTTCCGTCAGACCTACGGTGACTTCTTTAGGGAAAGCCCCGTTCTCGGCGGTATGTGGGACTACTTGCTCTATGGCAAAGATGGTAAGCCTACCACCGTCCTCGAAATGAAGACTTCCAAGCGTGTCGAGGACTGGAAGGACGATATTCCTGAGTATTACGCTTTGCAGGCGGCGTTGTACGCTTACCTTCTCGGCGTGGACGAAGTTATCATGGTTGCTTCCTTCCTCGAACCCAAGGATTACGACAATCCTGAGAAGTTCGTGTGTAGCGGTGAGAACACCATCACTCGCCCCTTCAAGGTGTCTGAGAGGTATCCTGACTTCGAGAAGAAGTATGTGAAGCCTGCCCTGAAATGGTGGAAGGACTATGTGGAGAGCGGCATTTCTCCCGCCTTTGACGAGCGCAAGGACGCTGAAATCCTGAAAGCTCTCCGCACCAACAACCTGTCCCCTGAAACGGATATGGCGGCACTGGTCAAGGAAGCCGAAGACCTGAAAGACACCATGGAACGGATTTTGGCTCATGAAGGTATCCCGGACATGGAAAAACGGTACAAGGTTGTGACTGACATGATTAAGAAAGCCGCAATCGCTCAGTTCCGTGATGGTGATAAGAAAGTGTCTATCGCTGGTTCTGCCTATAACTGGGAAGTCAGCCGTACTTCCACCACGAAGATTGACAAGGACGCTATGAAAGCGGACGGTATTCTGGCGAAGTACACGACCACTGAGGACAGCTACCGCATTTCCCCGAAAATCATTAAGGAGGATTGACCTATGAAGTTTTCAAAGTTCGTGAAGTCCCTCGCCTCTGATGGCGGCGCTATCTACGAGTACATGGACGAACGCTGGCTTGCTTCCCCGTACGTACTTATGCTCATTCCCGATGGTATCCGCAGCGTGACCGGGTACAGCAACGAGAAAATGCCAGACGGCATTGGTCGCCTTATTTCTCAGGTCGGTTGCACCGAGTACGCCACGCTGGTCAAGGCAATCATGCCTGAGCCGGACGGCGCAATCAAGGATTGTGTCCGTATCTTCGCCACGCAGGACAGTACCATGACCCTTCCCATCACCAATGATGACTGGTCGCTGATCGAGAAGTCTGACTTCTGCGAAATCTTGTACTCTTACGATCTGGAAAGCGACAAGAGCGTACCGAAAGCTCTGCTGGTCAAGCAGTACGCCAAGTATCCCGATGACGAAGACCAGTTGGTTGGTATCATCTTCCCCTGCAAGTACACAGAACAGCTCAATTTCTACACCATGAAGGAGGACAAAAACAATGGCTAAAATCGGACTCACCGAGGGTTTCACCTTCATTCCCGAAGGTACTCATGTCTTTCAGATTACCGATGTGAAGTACAAGGAGGACTTCGGCAAGCTGGAAGTCTATATGCAGACGCAGACCGGCAGTAAGCACATCGAGCGCTTCTCTCTGCTGAAATCCGATGGCTCTCCCAACGAGGGTGCATACAACGCTTTCAGCTACTTCGCCAAGACTGCCCTCGGCAATTTCGATCTGACCGAGATCGACCACACTGACCTGATTGGTCACTTCATCGAGTGCGATGTGGAACATGATGTTCAGGAGAACAAGAAGAAGCCCGGACAGAACATTACCTTCGTCCGTCTGGCCGATAAGCGCCCCTCTGAGGGCTGGGGCGGCTCCGGTAATACGGTTGCTACCCCCACCACTAAAACCGCTCCTGCGGCTTCTCAGACCGCTCCTAAGACCCCGATGGATTTGGCAGCTCTCCTTGGCTGATGCCGAGTGCGAGGGAGGGCTAATTTGAAAGGCTCTCCCTCGCCAATGGTATGTTGAAAACTATGTTGAAAGTGAGGATAAGCTACAATGGCAGAAGCCTATATTTGTTCGCTCTCCAAGGTTCAGCGTCATGCTGAAATCTGCAAAGAGATCAACAAGCTCTATGAGCGCAAGAACCATGACTACGGTGACAGCTTTCACCAGACCTTCGTTGAAGAAGGAATGGCGATGGCTCGTATCCGGTTGGGAGATAAGTTCAGCCGCTTTAAGACCCTCTCCCGTGGCGGTGAGCAGAAGGTCAATGACGAGTCTATCCGTGACACCCTGATTGACCTCGCCAACTACGCCATTATGACGGTGCTGGAAATGGAGGTTGCGGAAGATGTTGCAGATTAAAACCATTCGGAACCGTCTGGACAATCCCACCCTCTTTGACGATGAAGTAAATGCGGCTCTGCGTGATGGGTGGACTCTGAAAAAGAGAACCGTTCTGCGGCCTATCGGCCAGTCCGAGTCCGTCTATATGCACACGATGTTGTATACAGAGTTGGAGAAGGAGGTCGCTGACGATGACGCTGAATGATTATCAGAAAGCTGCCGAGCGTACCTCCGGCAACCTGACTTCATGGGATAAGGTTCGCAACGGCTGTTACGGTCTGAACGGTGAAGCCGGAGAGTGCATTGACATTCTGAAAAAGACCGAGTTTCAGGGTCATGCTTTCGACCCGATGAAGATGGTTGACGAGCTGGGCGATGTTCTCTGGTATGTCGCACAGTTGGCGACCGGCTTGGGTGTGACCCTCGAATATGTGGCACAGCACAATGTCGATAAGCTGCTGGCTCGTTACCCTGACGGCTTCGACAGCGAAAAGAGTATTCACAGAAAGGAGTACGAAAATGCCTGACTGCTTCTCCAAGTCCGAAGTGACCGATTTTCTGAACTTCATGAAGCTGCCTGACGGAACCTCTGTTGTTTCCGATGACATGATGGAGTACCTGATGGCCTACGGCTTCTTCACCGCCCCTGCTTCCACCAAGTACCACGGCAATTATGAGGGCGGTCTTCTGAATCACTCCCGCATGGTTACGGAGTACCTTCTGGCGCTCACTCAGGCCAATCACCTGATCTGGCGCAAGGCTCGTTCTCCCTTCATCGTGGGTATGTTCCATGACCTGTGCAAGATCGACCAGTACCGCCACCCGGTAACAGGCCACATTGAAGAATTTAATGGTGGGCGCACATCAATCTATGACGAACAGGCGTGGGAGTACAACCCCGACACCCTTCTGAAAGGCCACGGCGATAAGTCCGTCATGCTTCTCTCTCAGTTCTACACACTGACTGATGAAGAAATCATGTGTATCCGCTACCACATGGGCGCTTTCACCGACAAGTCTGAGTGGAACGATTACACCAGAGCAGTCAGTCAGTACCCGAATGTACTGTGGACGCACCAAGCCGATATGTTGGCAAGCCATGTTGCGGGGGCGTGAAGTATGTATATCCCAACGGTTTCTTTCGATTTCGATGGCGTAATTCATTCCTACCGAAGCGGCTGGAAGGGTGCCGCAGTTATCCCCGACCCTCCCGTAGAAGGAATTAAAGAGGTCATTGAACAACTCATAAGAGATGGTTTATGTGTAGTCATCTGTTCTTCTCGTGCGGAGTCCTTTGAGGGACAGACGGCGATTGCTGAATGGCTGAAACACTACGGGTTTCCAACGGTACAAATTCAAGCGAGAAAAGTTCCTTCCATCGTTCATGTCGATGACCGCACAATTTGTTTCAATGGTAGAGCCGACAAGCTCTACGAGCAGATTGTCAATTTCAAACCTTGGTATGAAAGGGAGTCTGAAAGTGAAAATCATTGAACCTTTTGTGGAGCTTATCAACGCTCCCGATTATAAGACCCTTCTGACCACCATCGAAGCCGCAGGGCGCACTTGCTATAAGTCCGAGGACAAAATCACGGACGGAAGCGCAGAGAAGTTCGTCCGGGGCATTATCAAGCGGGGTCACGAAGCTGTCATTGAGCATGGCTCTCTTACTGTTCGCTTCGTCTGCGACCGAGGCGTGAGCCATGAGATTGTCCGTCACCGTCTGGCGGCGTTCTGTCAGGAGTCCACTCGGTACTGCAATTACGGCAAGGAGGGCTTCGGCGGCGAGATCACTGTCATTCGTCCCTCGACCTTCGCCAAGACCGACTCGACCTACCACATCTGGAAGCGGTCGTGTGAACACGCTGAGGTCGCCTACTTCGATCTGCTGAATGAAGGTTGTACCCCGCAGGAAGCCCGATCTGTCCTTCCGAACAGTCTTAAAACCGAGGTGGTCATGACCGCCGACCTCAGAGAATGGCGGCATTTCTGCCGTATGCGTTGCCCCGTAGCGGCTCACCCTGATATGCGGGTCGTTGCCAATATGCTCCTGACCCTGCTGAAACAGACCTATCCCGTCTTCTTCGAGGACATTGAGGTATGAGGATTAAGAAAGCTGGCGGCAAGGTGTTCGGTGCGGCCTTAACTGCCGCCGAGAAGAAAGCGATGGACATGGAAATCAATCGTCAGATCGTGGAAGCCGACAGGCGCTACGCCGATGACATTGACGCTATGGTGCTTTACACCCTCCATGTTCACCTTGGTTTCGGCAAGAAGCGCCTGCGGAAGTTCTATGACGCTTTCTCCGCCGAGCATGACCGCCTTATCCAGTATTATCAAATGCCGGACGATTACACATGGCTCTGCAAAGAAATGTTGAAGCGTATCGGCGTTGATGTTGAAGCATGGAACAAAGAAAGGAAAGAACCCGATGAAACTGAAAAGCATTGACGGCAAAGTGCCGTATATCATGGCTGCTGGAAAGGACTTCGTGAAAGATGAAATGTCGCTGGCGGCGGCAGAGCAGATTTGTTCCCGTGGAACACAGACCGCCAGCAAGCTCTTTCCTGATTTCCCCATCTGCATAGATGGCAAGTTCTATTTTGCTGGAACCTCGACAAAGCCCAAGTCCAGCAAGTCTAAGACCCCTTGCGGGGGCTGAGATTTTCAATCTTCCTGTGGTTCGTCACCATTGTCGCAGTCCTTTGTCTGAAATTACCCACGGTTGAGGTTGAAGAACCTTCTCCCGTTGTCGAGGTGGTAGAGGTAGTCACCCCTGAGCCAGAACCGGAGGTGGCACCTCAGCCGTGGACAGACGAGGAAGTGATTGTACTGGCGAAAATGCTATGGGGAGAAGCCAGAGGGGTCAGCTCTGACACTGGGAAAGCTGCTTGTGTGTGGTGTGCGCTCAACCGTGTCGATCATGGCTACGGCGACATTATAACGGTCGTGACTACACCCAAACAATTTGTAGGGTACAACGAGGAAAACCCGGTCGATGATGGCTTGATTACTCTTTGTATAGATGTGCTGACTCGCTGGTATGCAGAGAGAGAAGGTCAGGTTGAGGTCGGTCGTGTCCTCCCTGCGGATTACCTGTGGTTCTCTGGCGATGGCGAGAGAAATCGCTTCCGCAACGCCTACCGTGGCGGCGATAGATGGGACTGGTCTTTACCGAGTCCGTATGAAAGCTGAGGTAAGCCTATGAGCTATTTGAATATACCCGCTGAACTCCGAGAGGAAAAGGCATGGGTCAATGTATGGGAAGGGTCAAAGGTTCCCATGCAGGCCACCGTGAGAAAGGCGGCTTCTTCCTCTAATCCTGATACATGGTCAAATTATATTGACGCTGAACACAATGTCCAGCACGGCTACTATGACGGTCTTGGCTATGTGTTTCACGATACAGGGGTCGTAGGTATCGACATTGACGATGGCTTTACTGATGGGCTTCTAAACCCGCTGGCGGCTGACATTATCGGTCATTGTCAGTCTTACACGGAAAAGTCCAGAAGCGGGAGAGGGGTTCATATTCTCGTTCGTGGTGAGCTGCCCTTCAAGGGCAAGAACAACCGTGCCGCCGTGGAGATTTACAAGAGCAATCGGTACTTCATCATGACCGGCGAGGTTTTGATCTTTTCCGAGATCGTTGAAAACCAGTCAGCGATTGACTATGTGATCGAGAAGTATTTTCCCGACACGCCGAAGGAAAGTAGCTCAGGTACGGTCGCCCCTCAGCGTATCTATTCTCCCATCTATCGCCGCCCTGAAAACGGCAAGCTGTATTTGAAGCCTGAATACTCGCCTATCACACCGGGAAGCCGGAACCTCAGCCTGACTTCTCTGGCGGGTCAGCTCCATAACCAAGGATATACCAAAGCAGAGATTTACAAAGAGCTGTTGTACGCCAACTCACAAGCCTGTAAGCCCCCTCTCCCGCAGTCCGAGGTCGAGTTGATTGTTAACAGCGTAACCAGATACAGGAGGTAATTATGAAACCTTATCAGCGTGGCGATGTTGTTGTCATTGATGTTCCCATGCTTGCCAACAGTCATATTCAGGCCGGTAAGCGTCCGTGGGTGGTTGTGCAAAACAATGTCGGCAATCAGTTTTCTTCCACCAGCATTGTCGTTCCCCTGACCACTAAAATCAAGCGACTGGAAATGCCGACCCATGTGGCGGTCACTTGGGGTTCTTTACAGCCGAGCATGGTTGAATGTGAACAGGTGCGTGTCGTAGATATGTCCGATGACTGGGAGTACATCTGCACTCTGCCGCCTGAGATCATGCGTCATGTGGACACCGCTTTGAAGAACGCTTTCTTCTATGGGAGGGGGGGAGGTGTAAATAATGACAAAACTCGAATATGACAGTTTGCAGATGGCGTTATCTGCCCTACTTGATAAAGAGCGGATATATCGCAAGCGTATAAGCGGTAGTGAACAAGACGGTTATAAGATGGGTGTCCGAGCTTGTAAAAGCGCACTTTCCAACTTTAACCCAAACAGAAAAGACAAGAGGGGTGAAATCCATGAGTGATGAAGTTATGACAGCTCCCGAAGAACAGGCTCTTTTCCAGCTCTCTAACGGTCGTTACATCATGGACGAAGCTCAGTCCCGTGTGATGTTTCAGATTAAGGAAGCACAGCCTGAGCATAGCCACCCGATCAGCGGCACGGGATATTCGTGGGACGAGTCTGGCATGGCGGAGCTGTTCTCCGAGTGCTACAAGAATGATACCCGCTACTGCCCCGAAGCGAAAAGCTGGTTCACCTACTCCGAGGGGGCATGGCGCAAGGACACGGGTTCTCTACTGGTAGCGGAAAAGATCAAGGAGTTCTGCCGCCTGATGGCTCTCTACTGCGGTGAGATTGCCAACGAAGAACGGCGTTCTGAGTACATGAAGTTCATCGTGAAGATGGGCGACCGGCGCTTCCGTGACCGGCTGATGAAGGACGCTGCCAGTGTGCTTCCTATCGCTTCGGCGGAGTTTGACGCAAACCCGTACCTTATCAACTGCAAGAACGGAACTTTCGACCTCGAAAAGATGGAGTTCCGGGAACATGACTGGAAAGACTTCCTGACTATGCAGACCAACTTCAACTACACCTTGCAGGACGCACGGTGTCGCCGCTGGGAGAAGTTCGTTGCAGAGGTTACTTGTAATGACGAAGACAAGGCTGACTATCTGCAAAAGGCGCTGGGGTACTCTATGCTGGGTATGGCGAACGAGGAATGTATGTTCATTCTTCACGGCAAGACCACCCGCAACGGCAAGTCCACCATGCTCTCGGCAATTCACCACCTTCTCGGTGATTATGCTTCCGTGTCTCCCGTGTCGATCATCTGCAAGGCAGAGCGGTCGAAGAACGCCGAAGCAGCGAACCCAATGCTGGCTTCCCTGAAAGGCAAGCGGTTCGTCACAATGGCGGAGAGCAATCAGTACGGCAAGCTGGACGAGGAAACCATCAAGCAGCTCACAGGCGGCGAGGAAATCAAGGCTCGGAACCTCTATGAAACTGCCACGACCTTCCTGCCGCAGTTCACCCTTTGGCTCTCCTGTAACGATCTCCCCACCGTCAGCGATAAGTCCCTGTTCGCTTCCGACCGTGTGCGGGTCATTGAGTTCAACCGCCATTTCACCGAAGCGGAACAGGACAAAAACCTGAAAAACGAGTTCCAGACACAGGGAGCTATGCAGGGTATTTTCGCTTGGCTGGTCGCCGGGTACTTCAAGTACAAGCGGTTCGGCCTGAAAATGTCCCCCGCCATGCGGAAGGTGGTCAACCAGTACGAGCGTGACAACGATCTGTGCTTGCAGTTCCTCGAAGAACGCTGTGAGCAGGCAGAAGGGGTCAACACCCGCTCGAAGTCCCTGTTTGACGCTTACAAGATTTGGTGCAAGTCCAACGGGTACTTTGCCTGTTCCGCCAAACGGTTCAACGCCGACATGGAAACGCACCCTGAGTGGCACGGCGGCAAGGTCGTGTATCAGGGCTACCCCGTCTACAAGAACCTCAGACTGAAAGGAGCGTCCTAATGAACCGTTCATGCAATTCTATCCTATGCCGCTTCGGTATCCACACAGCAGACCCGTATGTTCATATTCAGGTCAAGTGCCGTAATGGTTCTCACCGCTGGCAGAGCAATTATGAAATCTGTAAGCGGTGCGGCAAACGCCTGAGAAAAATCCGCATTGTAAAGGAGCGTCCGTGATGAAAATTACTCTTGATATTCCCGATGGCATTATTGCGGGGTTCTTCAATGGTGTAGAGGTCACGGCTCACGGTATGCAGTTGGTGTCCTATCAACTCAGCACTGACGATCTGAAAGATGGTAACACCGTAAAACTCCCTCGTGAACAGGAAGTGACAGTATGATTGCCACCAATGAAGAACTCGCCCTGCTGGAAAAGTGGAAGCGAAAACTCTGCTTGCAGGAGTGGCGGATAAAGCTATTGACCCACCTTCACCCCGAAGAAATGATGGTGCGTAATACCACAGGCTGTACCGAGTGGTCAGAAGCAATTAAGACCGCTCGTATTGAGATCATCAACCCTGCCTGCTACGGCGACCGCATTGTGCCGTTCGATTTTGAAAAGACGCTGGTACATGAGCTGCTACACCTGAAATTCTCCTTCTGGTGTCAGAACGAAGATGATGTTGGCGATAGAGTCATGCACCAGATGATTGACGATCTCGCAAGAGCTTTGACGGAAGGGGACAGCGATGATGAAGCCTGAATACTGCCCCGATTATGTGGGCGTTGCCTGCGTTGATGGCACTTGCCCTATTGCCAACTGTGAAGAATACGCTGAGCGGTGTATGCCTGTCATTTCCTGTTGCCGGGACTGCTTCTATTATAAGGGCTGTGAAGACTGTGCAATCTCTGATGATTGCGACCGAATGGAGGATAAATATGAGTAAAAAGTGTGTATGCGGTAACGAAATGTTCACCGTCTTCATGTGTCGTAAGTGCGAACACCTTCTGTATGTCGAGGAAGACGAGAACTTTCCTCAGAAACTCGGAAAAATCGCCGCAAAATCCTGTCCCTGTTGCGGCGAACAGGAAGAAGGTCTGTGGAGACTTCTCGGCAGAGCGGAAGGGTTCGAGGGAACCGTGTTCACGGAGGAAAGCGATGAAGACTGAGAAAAAGAACCTCCGCCGCATTTCCATCGTGGTCACAGCACAGACCAAGGGCAACCTTGAACGGCTGGCGGCGGTCTGCGGCTATTCTGAGATCGGTCGAGTGGTTGACAAACTCACCCGTGAAAAGATGATTTCCCTCCATGACTTTGAAAGAAAGGAGAAGCACTATGAATGATGTAATGGAGCAAATCAAAACGCTTTCTGCCACCTTGGACGAGGAAACCACCCGCTTTCACCCTACCGGCAAACTGCTGTTGCTGGGTTCCTATGAGAGTGTATTTCTGAAAACGGTCAAGCGCAAGGCTGACCTGTTAGGTATTGACTGTGATCTCACTCAGTACCCTTGCCCTCCGTACAAGGCCGTTGTGGTGGACAGAGAAACCGTCCCGTCTGACATTAAGCTCGCCGCCGAGGTTGACATTGACCACTCCTACTCACAAGGAATGTCATCGGTGTCTCAGGCAACTTTGGCGCTCCTGCTGGCATTGGACTTGGTTCACGCTAAGGACATTACCGTTGTAGGCCGGGGTCACGCCGTTCAGAACTTGGCAAAGTACCTCACCCTCGGTAACGCAACTGTTACGGTGGCGCACTCCAAAACCAAGAGTCTCTTGCAGGCCACGATGAACCGTGATGTGGTGATCTATGCCACGCCGACTATCACGAAGGACATTTCCTACAACACCCGTGATCTGGTCATCGACCTCGGCAACAGCGTTCCTCACCCTGACCGCTTCAACTGTCCCTATGTGAACAGGATTGGTCAGCTCACCGTGAGTGTGTTGCTCAATCGCTTTGCGAGAAAGGAGCATAGGACATGAGTGACATTCTGACAACTATCGCCGCCGTTGAATGGATTGTTGTAGGCTGTCTATTCCTCTGGCGACTGCGCCACTGGAACCGCCGCTTTTCGGAACTCTATGACGAGCTGCGAAAGGAGATCGACCATGGATAAGGAAGACGCTCACATTGTCATAGCGATGGCAAACCACAACATGAATGTCACCGATGTTGCTCGTGCTATTTTCGCACACAGAAATACCGTTCTCTATCACTTGAACAAGGTGAAGCAGCAGACCGGGTTAGACCCTCGGCGGTTCTATGATTTGGTCGAGCTGGTGAAGATGGCGCAGGAGGTGTTGGAAAGTGAAACTGAGGGAGTTTAATTTCAACAGTCTGAAACACCCATTTGCCCTTACGACTTTGTGTGTCAGAGACGGAGATAAATCGTATGAAGGGCTGTCTGTTGGAGAAACCTTGCGTATGCTTCCTCTGGAACTTGCTGATCGAGAGATTGATAAAAGTTGGTGGTTCTTTAATACTTTCGTCATCAAGCTCAAATGAGTTAGGTGACAAAGGTGATAAAGGTGAGTGTTTTTGCAAAGACTTTTTTCAAATTGGCGTGTTTTGAAAAATTGTTTTTCGTATTTTAGGTGAGTTAGGTGAGTAATCGGGCATAAATGCCTATAACTCTCTCTTATACGCGCGTATATAGAAATAGTTATAGGGAAATGCACCCGATTACTCACCTTTATCACCTTGGCGACTTTGAAAGGAGAAAACGACTATGGCAGATGGAATTGTAGAAAAGCGTGGCCGTGGCAGACCGAAGGGTACTGGTGGCAATAAGCGGCCTGACAGAACTGACGCTCTGAGCGTTCACATGGAGCCAGGTGAGAACCGAAAATATATTGCCCACTCGCTAAGAATGTGGGATTGGGAGACACCTGACATGAAGGAGCCTGCACAGGTTAAGGAACGCATTGGTCAGTATCTTGAAATCTGTGCTGAGGACGATATGAAGCCGAGTGTGGCAGGAATGGCATTGGCTTTTGGAGTACACAGGAAAACATTGTGGGCATGGGCTAATGGTATCGACAGCGACTATTTACCCCCTGCAAGCCGTGACCTTATAAAAAAAGCGTATCAATTTTTGAACGCACAGATGGAAGATTACGCACAGAACGGAAAGGTCAACCCTGTCACGGCAATCTTCCTGATGAAGAACCATTTCGGCTATGCGGACAAGCAGGAGGTCGTGTTGACACCCAACCAGCAGCTCGGAGATCAGGTTCCCGCCGAGGACTTGGAGAAGAAGTATCTCGAAGATGTGGTTGGTGCGTCCAGCGACTATGACCCGAAGGACTGAGCGACTTTCACGACTTTTGCGACTATGGCTTACGACTATGCCGAGCGACTTTACGACTTTCGCCCGAACGACTTTGCGACTTTCCGGCGAGAGTCTGCGACTTTGACAGAGCTGCCGATCTCACCACGGGGTCGGCGGCTTTTTCTTTCCCATCTGATCGGCGGCGGGTTCTAGCGGGGCGGCGTGGGCGCTGCCGGGGTTCCGGCCTGATTGGGATCGGTGTTTTGTCCTTTATAATGTATCGTGTGAAAAAGTGTAGTTTTTCAGACGGTTGCAAGCGTCAATAAAAAACTTGATAAAATGTCAATAAAACACTTGACAATCAATAAAACACTTGATATACTCTAATCATCAATAAAACACTTGATGCCGATTGATGAAGGGAGTTTTGACAATGTTAAGAACAAATAGCAAGAAAGCCGTCGAAAATATCCGGGCGTATATCATGGATAATTTCACGCCGGAAGGGTACACGGACAACCCGCCGCAGGAGTTCCCCAAGATCGCCGCTTTTATCCTCGATACTTTCAGAAGTGAAAAATACTGGTGCCTGCAAGATGTCCGCTATTATCACGGAAGTGAATCCGCCGCTTTTGCTGACTGGTGCGCCGGTCTGCCGTCTGTCCTCGATACCTTGTATTTTTACAATCGTTCGGCGGTTGATGACCTCGGCGCAATCCTCGAAGAAACAGAGCAGGAAAAAACCCGGTACAGCGAACAGCAGGCCGAACAGCTTTTAACAAGCTTGATTTACAGGGAATTACAGAAGGGAGAGCGGAAAGCATGAGAAAGTACAAATTAAAAGAGCTGCGGGAGCTTGTGCGGCTCGGAGTGGCGGAAGATTACACCAATAAGCCGAGCGAGTATATTTACACGCTGTGCAGGCTCGAAAAAGTGGGCTATTCTACGGGTGTTTATGGTATCAATGGCGGATTAGTCGAAGATACCGAAACCGGGCAGTTATACGCTATTATTGGGCGTTGCTCTAATCTGTTTATTTTGTTTTAAGGGGGTTATATTATGGTTAAGTATGATAATTGCAAGAATTGCGTGAGCCATTGCGAACACGCCGGAAAAGATCGAGAGTTTATTTGCCCCGGTGGAAAGTCCTGCAAGGTGCTTTATACGCCTGAGAGAGTAGCGAAAGCGGCGGCGGATTTTGTAGGGGCTATAAAGCTCATAGCCACCAAGCCAGACAACCTTGACAACCTCGAAAGCTATCTTTCTCACCATTTCCCGGAATGGGTCAGCAGATGGGCAAATAGCCCGGAAGACCTCGCCGCAGAGATGAAGGAATTTGCAAGAATGGAAATATAAAGGCGGCGGAAGCGTGTATATTGTATTGTTAATTCTCCTGCTACCGGTGCAAATCCTGATTGAAATATTGAAATTGAATAAATGAAACGCCGCCCCCCCGCCATCTCCGGGCGGGGGGGTTGGTGCTGTTTTTTTTT